CAAAGCTAAATCTACTGATAACTTCTTTTTCCACGGATGCAGCTTGAGTTTATTAGGTGAGTCCCAATCTGATAACTGCTCGGCTGATATAGTCTTACCAGCTAATAAGTGGTGAGCTAGTCTGATGATAGGGGACTCTAATGCCTGCCTATATACCTCTGTTAATTCAATCACAGGTAACTCTAGCATTTTATAACCTAATATAGCTGAACCAAATACAGGTGGTAACTGCTGAATATCTCCGATGAATATAAACTGAATTGTATGAGAAAGTGCAGCTAACACCTCACTATATAGTTCTAATCCAATCATACTAGATTCTTCAAATATAATTGTCTTAATACTGGAAGGCAAGGGGCGCATACGATTTCTGGTAGGGATAAATCTCATAGATTTACGCTCTAATCCAGTCTCTTCATCTATTACTTCATAATACTCTGGTTCATATTCCAGTAACTTATGAATAGATATACAGTTGTCTTTCATATCTTCTGGCATAACCTTTCGGATATTATTAACTGCGCGTCTAGTATATGCACAAACTACAATTCCTGGTGTTCCGTCTTTTAAATGCTTATGACCACCAGCATCTAATATACCTGCACGCCCAGATAGTATGAGACTAGATACAGTACCACGTTGGCATGTTGATTTACCTGTACCTGCTGCACCTAATAATACTGCAGACTTACCTGCTGTTGCCAGTGCTATGAATTCAGCTTGTTTAGCATTATAAGTTATCGTCTCACCGTGCATACCAATAGTTGAGAGGTTATTTAATGCTGGAGGTGTGGATATTAGCTCAGTTTTATTTACACCTGATGCAGCCGCTAGTTTTGCTTGAGCAGAGTTTGCCTTAGCTTTAGCTAATAATTCCGCTAACTTTTCTTTACTTATTGCCATGATGTTATCTCCAAGTTTTTATAATTACATTGATTTCCAGTCTGAATTAACTGTCACTAAACAGTAATTACCTAACACTGTCTCTTTATAGTGTACAGTAACATCAAGTGCATTAAAACACTGTTCAGGCAGAGCTTTATAATATATTACCTGATATGTGACATTAGTTTTAATACATTTTATACAGCCGTTTAATACCCTGTTTTTGAATTTAGTTCCTGACATTATGTCAGTGTGACTAGACAGGATTAAATACTTAACTTTAGGTGATATACTCCACACAGACTTAATCTCTGCTAGTGCAGCAATTTTACTGAATTGTCCAAGAGTAGATTGACTGTTTATAGACATAGTGTCAGTATATCTTTTATGTAATTGAAACACAGTCTCGGGTTGTTGTTTTAATTGTGTGATTTCCAACGTTTTCATGATTTATACACCTTTTAAGTTAATTGTTAATGTTGGAAGCTGATTCTAACTGTATCTTTTTATTCCATCTGATTCTAGCTTGGATATAAGATACTTTATCAGGATAGTTAGCTGGTAATGGTTCTGTTTCTGGTGCATCCGCTGCCAGTATCTTATCTAGTGCAGCCTCTGAAGATGTGGGGTCTGTCTCATAATGTATATTGCCGACCTCATCTCTGGAACTACCTAATAATGTAAAGCCTAGATAATTCTTGTGCTTATCTATACCTAATCGCACCAGAGATAGTACAGCGTGACCATATATGCTACCTGCATCTATATTAGATTCTAACCAGGCTAGTAAATCTTCTAAATCTTCTAGATTTAATCGCCACACGTGGTTATCTGATTTACCGCAAGTTACAATTAAGCTTTTCCAATAGGGCGCAGCCTCTATTAGGTTGCCTTTATAATCTCTTGTAGTTTCTGGGGCTTCACCAGATAACAGTGCCCAGTCAGCTAATAATCCAGCATAGTTAGCTGGGTCTTCTTGCTTGGTACGAATCAATCTTTCTAATGTTGATTCTTTTCTAATCAAAGCCTGCATTTTATTAAGTGTCTTACTGCCTGTTTCAAATTCTTCTTTAACACTTTCCCAAGCTTTTATCCACTGGCAGGCACACTTACAGTCTGCGGTATCTTCTGATATAGCTATTCTAGGATAATTTAATACTGGGTATTGGTGAGCGTGCATCCAATCTAATATATTTAATAGATTCATCATATTAGATTCTATTGTAGCTGTGGATGGTGTAGCTGGATGATTCCAGTTTATTAAATTACTGGAATGTAACAGAGCTAGAAAGTATAGTTTTAAGTCTGTGTTATTAAATCTTCTGTCTAAGTATCTGGACATAAGTGGCTCACTCACTAAATCTCTATACTCCAAATCAAAAACTGGGTGATGTAATCTGATTCCACTATTTATAGTGCTTCCATCAAAAGTGAATGGAAAGTATTGTATATTAAATACTAAACCTGATTTTACACATATTGCTGTTGCCATGATGTTATCTCCTAACCTTTAGTTTATAAATTAAGACATGATACAATTTACGACTTGTCATATTCTGATATACGACTCATACCAGACTGTTTAAACCTTATAGTTACAGTATCTGTAAAACAATTACATGGATTGTTACTGACATCTGTAAGCACTAGATTTGTAATATGCAAATGATTACTGATTGATTTATTAAATGCACCACTGGCTTTCAATTTACAGATTATATCCGCCTCTCTATCAGAGATTATTGGATTATCTCCACAATGATATGCCATTATCAGTGATATAAGTCTATTCTTAAGTCTGATTAAGTCTAACTCATTCGATGATACAGTTAAAATCTTATCTTTATATGATAGACTGTAATCTGAATTTACGGCTAACCTTTGCATGATGTTATCTCCTAACCTTTAGTTTATAAATTAAGACATGATATATTCTATAATATATCCTATCTGAAAATAGTAATCGGTCGCGTTTTCCCAAAAGTGAGAATTGCGACCGATTACTGAAAACAATTATACCTGCACCGTGAAAATGGTGCAAGCGGTAATAAATTACTGTATCTGATGATTTATATATTTACTTACTTCTGAAGGTATAGTTGATATCAGATATACAGATATGGTTTCATCTGCACTTATCCAGCTTTCTATCGCATTACAAGCTGCCTCCATACTATCAAAGATAGTAACTGCGACTATATGACCAAGGATTACAGTCTTTGCTACATAACAGTGTTTTACAGTGTGGTTTTTCATGAGTATACCTTTTAAGTTATGGGGTTTAAAGTGTTCCCCGTGATGATTCCAAATGAATCTAAATGATTCCAAATGAATCTAAATGATACCTATGCATCATATGCTACATATCCACCCCCTTCCTATACATCAGTATATTTAGACAATTATCTATATAGTAGTCATAATATATACTACTATATGCCAAAACACCCTAAAATGGTATATATTACCATTAAAGGGGCGTATTATATTATTTTAGTCTATACTGGGTTAGATTATTTGACCCCCTTCAAAAATTTGAAAATAAGTATATACCCTATAACTAACTACTGTTATATAGGAGTAGTTAGTTATAGGGTATATACTATATAGTGGTGTGTGAAAATGTGTGCATATGTGGGGAGTGGGTGGGTGTGTATCGTATGTAGCATGTGTATCATATAGAGGCAATAGGATGCAATAGGAAGCGTTAGGATTCATGATGAATCAATATGTATCAATAGATAGCATTACGGGGAACATATCGCCCCCCGTAACTTACCTGCTATCTACTCCCAGATTATAGCGCGCCGAGTGCTTCCAACTCTGCCAAGTCTTTCTTTACTGCATCAGCAGGATTCAATCGGGCTTTAAGGCGGGTAGCCAGCCCACTATCATCTAAGCCACTGTTCTGGATGAAGTCTAGGCATTTATTAAGGCTTGCCTTAACTTGCACACTTGGCTTATAACTAGGGGCAGCAAGGCTGGATAAACTGCTTTTTAACTGCGCGTTAACCTGTTCAATCCTAACCTTATCTTCCGCTGTGAGTTTTTCCACGTCATCACTTAGTCCGAGCCACGCAGTCAGTGCCACAGTCATAATTGATGCGGCATCATTATCAAACCACGTTTTAATCAGTTCACCACTTAACTTACCAACACCGACCGAGCTTGAGCTTGCAGCCTCGGCTACTTTAGCTAGTGTAATATCCGAATACTGCACTGTTTTTACACCCGTTTCAGCCAGATTAAACAGTATGTTTCTTTGCTCTGCGTGTAGTGCGGCAATCATTACATTCACTAAACTTGGATATTTTTCTAAGCAAGTGACAACGTCGGCTTGAGTAAAGCTAGGAACTTCAATCGCGAGTGACTCTGTGATTCTAGCATTTTCCCCCTTGCTCTTTAATATGGCTAGGATGTTACCTTTAGATACCGCCCTAGTTTTAAGTCCTGCCAGTGGGTAAAAATTTGCGCTAGATAGTACAGGTGCAAGAGTTCCTGCGTTTGTCAGGCTTGCGGTATTGGTAGTATTGATATTAGTAGTAGTGTTCATGGTGTAAACCTTTCAGAAAAAAAAAGAAAAAAAAAGAAAGAAAAAGTGGTAATAACTAAAACAGCCTTTAAGCTGACGTAAGGTCTGTGGCTCTGTAACAGTTTATCCGCGCTATGCAGAACTGGCAATAGTCGCAGTTATTACACTGGAAGCAAGCCGAGCAGCTTGTGCAGTCCGTACAGCCAGTGCAGCTTGTGCAGTTGATACAATTTGTACAATATGTACAATCTGTACAATTAACACAATTTGTACAGCCAGTGCAGCTTGTACAATTTGTACAATTTGTACAGTTAACACAACCAGTACAACCTAGCCTATTCATAGACTGAACGATAGTTTCTGCCTCTTGGATTGTGTTACATCCAATTGCTTTATTGCCAGTTGCACTGTCTGTATAACTGACCTTATCAGTAGCCGTATCCATAATATATAAACCTTTCTAAAAATTGAGAAATTAAAATCAAACCGATGCGGTATTGTCACTGTGTTGACAATTTATACGCAGTCAGTGCAGCTCACACGTTGCCTCAATACAATCAATACAACCAATACAACCAATACAACCTATACAGTCTATACAACCTATACAGTCTATACAACCTATACAGTCTGTGCAATCTGTGCAATATGTACAATCTGTGCAATTCACACAATCACTACAACCTATACAGTCTATACAACCTGTGCAGCCCGTCGCGTTCATTTTTTCTGCGCAATCCTTGGCTTCGGCTTCGGATATTCGGCTTGTTGCGCGATTGCCTGTCGCAGGATCTATATACTCAAAATTATCAGTAGTCATAATATACACCTTTCAGAGATTGAAAAATTAAATTCAAGCTAGGCAACATTGCCTGCCTATATATAAGCAATCCCTGTGCCACAAACACCAGCATCTAACAAAATAATTATTCCCAATAGAATCAACTACTTACAAGATACAGCACCAGCACCCGCCCGCCTGCCCCCAGCTACTAATTTCTAAGTCTAAGAATTAAGAATCCCAAGTCTGAGAATTGAGAATATCGAACCTCCCAGCCATAAGCTAGTAAGTACTTACTAGCTTACTGCAATCTACCCACCCCCTGAAGCCCTTTTTAGTTCCGTCTGGGCTGCATACCTATTGAGGCTATACAAATTTTCTAAACTTTTTATATACCATAATCTACATCTATAATATACTATCTAGTCTCTAGTTCCCCACCATGCACCATCCACCTCACCACTATATAATCACACCATATATTATAACACTGCAAGATTGGAGTTAAAACAAATGGAGACTATTACACCCACTTATTCTGGTGTAGCTGGAAAAATATTAGAGATGTTAGGTAATGGACTGTCGCCAGAAGTTGTTAGCTCAGTTCTTGGTGTATCACCATCTTATATCTCACAACTTGTGAGTGATGAACACTTTGCAGCCCAGGTGTCTGCATTGCGATTTAGCTCATTACAAACTGCAACTGCGCTAGATAGAAAATACGATGGAATAGAGGACAAGTTGGCGACTAAATTGGAAGACGCTATTCCAATGATGTTTAAATCTTCTGAAATCCTTAAGGCTGTAGGAATAGTAAATAGTTTAAAACGGCGTGGCGCAAATAATGTAGCCACTAATACTACTATTAACCAGACAGTTGTACAGTTAGTATTGCCTACTGCCTTGACATCTAAATTCACACTTAATAGCACTAATCAGGTAATATCTACAGGTGACCAAGAGTTAATAACTATTGGGGCGGCAGAACTCGCAAATAGATTTACACCTAAATCACTAGGAGTTACTGATGACACAACCTAAAGAAATGGGGCAAGACTTAATATTAAAAGATAAGTTGCGGGCAGACTTGGCTTTAGAAGCTCTGAAAGCACAACTTATAGCAAAAATTCGTGCTACCTCTAGCACACCCAGAGTAGTTATAACTGTAAATAGTAGAGGATAAACTGTATGGTAAATAACTTAGAAGAAAAACTTGGTATGCTAGACTCAATCTCTACTGAGTCTTTAGAATCTATTAACCCTGAATCTGAGACAACTAATGCTAGTTATCAACATGACCAAGTATATGAGGCAGCTAGGACAAGTCTTAACTTCTTAGCTGGTTTAGCTGCGCCCACATTACTTAAGTTCTTCTTTCCTCCAGTATTTATAGAGTGCTGGAATTGGTTACTTAGCTTCATTCACAAGCCTAGAGATTTCAGTAAGTTAGCTTTGGGCTTGCCGCGAGGATTTGGTAAAACTACCTTTATTAAATTCTTTATAATTTATACAATACTATTTACAACACGCCGTTATATAATAGTAATTTCCGCAACTGAAAAACATGCAATTAACATTATAACTGACGTATGCTCTATGTTAGGTCACCCAAATATAAGGGCAGTGTTTGGGTCTTGGGATATAGCTGTAAGTACCAATACGCAGGCAATGAAAGTATTTGGCTTTCGCTCTCGCACCATTATATTACAAGGTATAGGTAAGGGAGGTGCGGTGCGTGGTACTAATAGAGATAATGAACGTCCTGACTTAATGATATTTGAAGATATCCAAACTCGTGAAGAGGCGGATAGCCAAACTGTATCTGAAGGTATAGAGCAGTGGATGATTGGTACAGCTATGAAAGCCAAGTCCCCCTCTGGCTGTTTATATATCTTTGTTGCTAATATGTATCCTACGAAATACAGCATACTACGCAAGTTAAAGTCTAATCCTAGCTGGACTAAGTTTATTGTGGGTGGTGTATTAGCAACAGGTGAGTCACTTTGGGAGGAGTTACAACCTATAACTCAGCTAATGGAGGAGTTTCAAGCTGACTTAAATTCAGGTCACCCAGAAATCTTCTATGCGGAAGTATTAAATGATGAGAATGCTGGAAGTAATAATAACCTTAATTTAGGAAATCTTCCAACTTATCCATTTTTAGACTCTGAACTGTCTCTAGGCGATTTCATAATAATAGACCCTAGTAATGATAAGGCTAATAGTGATGATGTGTCTATTGGACACTTTCAGATTCTAGGTGATAAACAAACTCCCGTATTAAAACACCTGTTAACAGGTAAGTTATCTCCAGGAGATACAGTTAGAGAGGCATTTAAATTAGCTCTCACCCACAATGTGTCAGTAATTGCAGTAGAATCTAATGCGTATCAATATTCACTCTTATATTGGTTTAATTTTATAGGTATGCAGTTAGGTTTAACTGGAATAACGATAGTTCCAATCTATTCAGGGCAACTGTCTAAGGTGACTCGAATACTTAATATGTTTAAGTCACTACTTGCAGCTGAGATTTACATCCACCCTGATGTTAAGTCAGAGGTTCACTATCAGATATCTCAGTTTAATCCACTTAAACGCGATAATACAGATGGAATACTGGACTTATTAACTTACTCCACAAGGGTGGTTACAGAATTTGGGCATATCATAGCTATGAATGCCTCAGTAACACGCTCAGAAACTGAAGCAGTTGTATATTCAGAAGATTACAACTGTTTATATTAAATAAAAAACACTAATCTGGAGCTTAAACTATGGCTGACTTACTAGAATCTGACCCTGCATTAAGTGCGCTTGGGACACTTGGTGACTATATAGATAGTTTATATAAGTCTGTAACTGCCCCAATTTCTAGTGATGAGGCACCCGCTAAATCTACAGGTAAGCTGAAGGCAGGCGCGCCAAGTTTAGCAGAACTTATGAAAACCACAATTAACGGGGCGGACATGAAGAACTTAGCTGCTCACCCCGATTTTCCATTACTGGCACAGGATACTGGAATACAGCAATTAGTGGCTGGGCTAACTAATCAAGTAGGTAAAGTATTAAGCGGGTATAATGGTAACTCAGGAAACTAATCGCGGCTACCTATTCCAGTATCTTAAACCACAAAATAAGTAGGTAACTAACTATGACAACTACACCTAAGCCAGACCTTATTCAGCGAGCACTAACTAAATCAGTACAAGCTGGGCTACTAGAATTTAGTGCCCAGTGTTTCCAGCAGCAAAGACACTCTTGGAATTATAGAGAGAAGATGCGCCTAGTAGACTTAGCTTATATTCGGGAGCAAGACTTAACTGAGGAAAATCAGCGAGGTAAGAAAGCTAATCGCTACGGTGACTCTAACAGGATTCAGAATATAACTGTGCCCGTAGTGATGCCACAAGTTGAGTCTGCTGTAGCTTACCAAGCCAGTGTATTTCTCTCAGGTTACCCGATTTTCGAGGCTGCAAGCAATCCGCATTATGAGGATGAAGCCTTGCAACTATCTTCTATATTAGAAGACCAATCAATCCGAGGTGGTTGGACTCGTGAGTTACAGTTATTCTTTCGGGATGGCTTTAAATACAACATGTCAGCACTGGAGGTAACTTGGGCTACTCAGAAAGTTCCAGCTTTAGAGACTAATCTAGACTACAGTGCTACAGATGCACAACCTACAACTGTTGCGTGGTCTGGTAATGTTATTAAGCGCATCGACCCCTATAATCTAATAGCGGATATGCGCTGTGCACCTGCAGACATTCCAAGTAAAGGAGAATTCGCAGGCTATATCCAGCTTATGTCTCGCATAGCTATGAAGGATTTCATAAATAAGCTAGACGGCAAGATACTGGATAATGTAACTGCAGCATTTGAGTCTGGTGTAACTTCTGATGGTGCAGCAATTACACCTTCAGGCTACTACACGCCACTTATCAATCCTGATACTCTGGCAGACAGGACTGCGCGAGCCAGCACTAATTGGTCAGCTTGGGCGGGACTCACAGCTAGAGATGGTGATAAGGGTATAGATTATAAGAACATGTATGAGGTTACAACCTTATATGGACGTATCTTACCATCTGATTTTGGGTTGCGAGTTCCAGCCCCTAATACCCCGCAAGTCTGGAAATTCATAATTGTAAATAATTCTGTTATTATATTAGCAGAGCCCACAACTAATGCGCATCAGTTGCTGCCGATTATATTTGGGCAACCTCTGGAAGATGGACTTAACTACCAGACTAAATCACTTGCAGATAACGCTATTCCATTCCAGCAAGTTAGTTCCGCACTATTAAACCAATCTCTGGCGGCAAGTCGAAAGGCAATTTATGACCGTATGGTATATGACCCTAGTCGTATATCTGCAGATGCTATAAATAACCCAAATCCTGCAAGTAAAATACCTTGTAGACCAGCTGCTTATGGCTCTGACCTTCGAGCTGCTTTTGCACCAGTAACTTTTCAGGATGACCAATCTCCTATAGTTATGCAGAAGATTAACCAGTTAGCTGCATTAACAGATGAAGCCACAGGACGAAATCGCAGCCAGCGAGGTCTATTTACTAAAGGTAATAGAACTAAAGAAGAGTATGTAGATGTAATGCAGAATGCTTCAGGTAGAGACCAGTTAGTTTCTATTCTATACGAGACACAAGTATTTACACCTCTCAAAGAGATTCTTAAGCTTAACATCTTGCAATATCAGGGTGGTACTACACTGTATAACTCTGGGCAGCAAACTACTGTAACCATTGACCCAGTTAGTTTACGTAAGGCTGTACTTAACTTTAAGGTTGCAGATGGCTTAGTGCCAATGAGTAAGCAAGTAAGTTCTGATACACTTCAAGTTACACTGCAAACTCTAGCAGCTAACCCTCAGATTGGTGGTGCATATAATATAGGGCAGCTATTTAGCTATCTTATGAAAACACAGGGTGCAGACTTACGCCCATTTGAGAAATCTGCAGCGCAGCAATCTTATGAGGCGGCTATAACTACTTGGCAACAAACTGTGGCGCAGGTTACAGAAGCTGTAACTAAAGCTGGTGGAGATGTAGCGGGTGCACTTAAGAGTATCCCACAACCTACACCTCAGCAGTTTAACTATACTCCAGGAGTTATAGCTCAGGACAGTGCAGTTACTTCTACACCCCCTGTAACTATCATGCAGCAGATATTAGCGGATAATCAAACAGCTCAAACAGCTCAAGCGCCACAATCTTCACAACCTACAGGAGTATGATATGAACTTAGTTTCTAACAGTTTTGCATCTTATGAGCTTACAGAATCTGAGCAACTACAAGGTTCAGTACTTAATCCACATCAGCGTGCTGTATTACAGAACCGCTTAGCTACGATAGCTGAATCAAAGCTTGCATTACTATTTACACCTAATGACCCACTTAGTTATGCGCAAGCGGAAGCTTATGATAGGGGGGCGATGGATACAATTAAGTGGATTCTAGATAGTTCTGATACAGCACTATCTACCTTAAATAGTGGGGGTGATACTATAGAATAGTACTAATCCCCAGTAATACTACCCCCTATGCACCATAACAAAGTTT